ACTTTTATCTTTCTGTTTCCATACTTAATAAAAGTATCGCTCATTAGAAAGTTAATAATATAGCAATAATAATAATTACACCAGCGATAGTATATTTCTTATGTTTTTTACAACAAAAACAAGCCAACCATTCGCTAGGTGTTTTTCCATAAAACATCATTTATGTACTCCCCTAGTTATTTTTTTCTTGAAAAAATACTTTTCTTTTTAACTGATTTGTTTTCAGGTTTTTTAACTTCTTCAGATGATGCAATAGCTGAACCCATACCAACAAGATATTCTCCATCTTTTTGGTCTGTATCAACAACTGAACCTTTTTCTGCTAAATCGCCTTTAACAAAAGTTGTTTTTAACATTTTTATTTTCATAATGATTTGTTTGTATAAGAAAGAAAAGGCGAGGTCAATGCCTCGCCTAATCTTGTTTATGCGTTAATTACGCATTAATGTCTTTGATCGCCGCAAATGACTCTGCGTGTCTAACTGCAACATCAACATCATATAGACCAACTATTCTAGTAGTTCCAGCAGAACTGCCTGTGTAAGGGTCTACAGCAATGTCTAAATTGCCCCATTCTCCAATTATAAGGTCATTGTAATTACCAAATATAAGAGCAGAACAATCGCCTGACGAAGTACCTTTTGTAAGGTTATCAGGTGCGTTAGTAGTTGAGAAAACTTTGTATCCCATCAAATTTGCTTGGTCATTCATAATCATAACTGAGTCAGATGAGCTGACTTTAGCTGTTGACATGAACCTTGAAATTTGAAGTGGAGAAGTAATCCAACCAAGAGAACCAACATCGGCATTGTCAGTAGCAACTTCTTTCCAAGTTTCTACAACTTTTGCCCAAGTTCCAGCTCCACCATTCGTACCAATAGCAACTGCACCAATTCCACTTGTACTTAAAATACCAGTAGGAGTGTTTGAAGTTCCATCGCCTTGAATAGCTTTTTTGTCAACTTCGTTAGAAAGAGATTTAATAATATCTCCTCTAATGATAGTTTCGATTGCTGGAGTTGATTGATGCATTAAGTGTCTAGATAAGTCAACAAATGTACCTAAAGTTTTAGGTGCCATAGTTACTTGTCTGTAAGTTGGGTTTACTTCTGATACAGCAGAATTTTCAGCTACCCAAGATGCAGATGTTACTGCATTTTGTGCTGGAATTGCTACATCACCAACTAGGCCACTCATGAAAGTTGCACCAGCTTCTCTGACAACCATTCTAGCTCTTAATGCTTCAATAAATGAACCTGACATTAAGTTTGTAGCTACTAGGTTACCACCAGCTGTTGCACTACCTTGTGTCAAATCTCTTTGCCAAGATACATCAGTCGGAACAAATATCCCTCTAGGAGTTTTACCTGTCTTTCTCGCAACTGCGTCACTAGCTTCTCTTTCCAATTCAGCACCAGTCCAATCTCCAGTTACCATAGCTTTAACAGCTTTAGCAATAGAGTAGTCTCTGCTTTCATTTTTAGATAAGCCAATTTCTTTTGATTCCAAAGGTTTCGCTTCCCCAAGTTTGTCAAGAACAACACCTCTAAAGTTAGAAACAGAAACATTATCATTAATTGCCTTACTTGCTAAGTCAGAGCAGTTATGCTTTGAACCTAGTTGTGTAATTTCTTTAATTCTAGCTGTTTCGTCTTTTCTTGCTTTAGCTTGTATTTCCTCAACATTCACTTTAGGAGTTTCAACTTTTGGAGTTTCGTTTGCTTTTTCCATGTGTTTTTCCTCATGTGAAATGACTTCAATTCTTTCTTTAAGAGAATTGTTGTCGGTTGATAAAAAATCTACTGATCTGCCAACTCCAACAGTTGTGTCTGCTGGTACAGATACAATAGAAGCCTCCAATGGTTTCCAATTTACTCGGTACTTCGGATTGTCCTCATCTTGTTTACCTTTCGCTTTAACCATCTTCGTTATTTCGTAGCCAACACTCACATTACTTCGAATGCCGTCTACTATGTCTTGAAAGACCTCATCAGCTAGTTGAGATTTTCCAAATCTAACGATTGCACGACTTGTCTTGTCTGCTTCGCTAACTTTAGCGCTTTCAATAACACCTATTTGTTTCTCAAAATCATGGTTAAGCAATAAAGGAGCTCTACCACTATTAAGAAACTTAAAGTCTTGTTCGCCTTTTTCATGCGATAAAATTTCTGTTCCAAATGTTCTTTGATATGGTTCTTCACTTGCAATAGACAAAGATACCTTTCTTTCAGCTTTATCTATTGATGGTTTTTTTATAGAGAAAGTTCTAAACTCTTTTTTGATTAATTCTTCTTTGTTTTCTATTGATTTATTTTCAAAACTTAAATCTTCTGCTTTTTCTTTTTCAACAACTTCGTTATTTTCTTCTTTATTAACTTCTTGCTCAACAGTTTCGTTGCTACTAGACTGTTGCTGTTCTGTTTCGTTAATGCCATCTTTTTTTTCCATATTTTCGTTATTATCCAATTTATTCGTCATCTTCAACCTTTTCTGTTGTTTGTTGCATTCCTTTATCCCCAAATGGTTCAAATGCTAATTTAAGTCCATATTTTTCTGCAAGTTCTTTTTCAGTTTGAATACTAGCAAAAACATCTTCAACATCTCTACCATAACCAGCTTGAACATCTTGCATAGATAAAAATCCATTATTCATTCCTATTGATAAAGCATCTACTTCTTTTTTAGGGTCTATCCATTGCCACCCTCTAGGTCGCCATATTGGAGAATTAAATTTATTATATTTACCATCAGGTAAGTTCTGTAAATTGTTAGCTAAAAAAGCCATATTTAACCATTTGGCATATACAATATTCATAAAGCCCTCTATCATTCTATGTTGTTCGCATTGATAATGACTTCTTTCTTCTAATGCACCCTGTCTTAAACTAGAATAGTTCACACTTTCTAAATCGTTTGCTAATGTGTTGTAACTAATATTTAAACTACTTGCTATTGAACGAATAACTGATTTTGTAAAATCTTTAAATGCTGTTGTGGGATGTTGAGGGTCAAATTGTTGAAAATCTACTCCAGTTGGTAATTGTTCAAATGTGCCAGGTTCTGCACTCATTATTCTGTTATTATTATCTATCTTATCTTCTCCAGTATAAGCAGTTCCATCTCCAGACTTAAAGAAACCCATTTTAGAAGCACCTACTCTTGCCGCAACAAGTTCTGCTTCCATATAACCATCTAACATTTTTAATTGTTTTAAACATGAAGATAAAGGAGGTATACCTCTTGTTTGATTTGGTCTTTCTTGATGATAGTAATGTATTATTTCATCTGCTGGTACAACAAAATATTTATCTCCTGTATATGCTGAAACTTGGAAATCATCGTGTGGATGTATTTTTAATATGTGATAATTAACTGGTTTTCCAAATTTATTTAACTCAACACCCATTCTAATTTGGTTTCCATTTGATAAATTCTTATTTAGTTCATGGTCTAACCTATCAGACTCTATAAATTCTAACGCGTATTTAGATGGGTTTTCATAATTATATATTGTTCTAATTAATACTTCTCCATCTCTTGCGTAAGTTTCAGCAAATAATCTTTGTACTTCTAGAAACGATAATTTACAATCTGCTGTGCAATTTCCTTTTTTAGTAAATTCTTTCCATCTCATTTCTATTAATGAGTTTGCAAATGTGTCTAATGCACCATTTGGGTCCCTACTTCTAACTTGTAGATGCATTCCTCTTGGTCCTACAACATTATCAACATAAGCATTAATAAACCTACGAGCATAAGCATTATTTTTTGCTAAATCTCTTGCTCTTGCTCTTAATACTTTAATACTTTGTTTAATTTCACTATCTGCTGATTTACTTTGTTGAATAAAGTTACTTAATAATCTACTTGTATTTGCTCCAGCAAAAAACTGTTTAGTGTTTTTTATTCCTAAAAATTTTGCTAATCTTTCTTTAAGCGTCATTAAATCTAACCTTTATCATGTTACCTGAACCCTCGCTATTGCCAATTCTAAATTCTGCTACTTCTCTATTGTATTCTGCTTTATAATAATCTCTCCATCTAATTAATTCTTCAGGTGTAAGTTTATTTAAAGACCTACCAGCAATAGCATAACTAGAAACATCACTATCAGCTTTACCCTCAATTAAACTTTCTAATTTATCTACCATTATTTTAGCATGAGAACGAGTATCTCCAGTAGAGCCAAAATAATTATCTTTTACAGTTATCTTTCCAGTATCAATAATTAATTCTTCACTATCGCTTGATTGTGTTACTTTTAAAACCCAAATATAATCGCCTGTTGTATATCCACCAGTTGCACTATTATCTAAAGTAAATTTATAATAATCATCAACTTCTGTAACTGTTGCACTAAATGAAGTTCCACCATTACTTTCTAATCTTGCTGTCCAAGACATAGCATAACTACCAACTGGATAATCTGTGCCTAAATCAGTTCTTTTCCATACGACAGTTTCGCCTTTATGAAAATTTACTGGTTCTTTTTCAGGTATTTCTGTAAATAAATTTGCCATTTAATTTAATCTTTCCATGATTGAACGAAATTACCTTTTTTTTGATAGTTTCTCAACCTATTAGGATTGACTTTTGATTCTTTTTCTGTTTGCGATTTTTTATTTTTTAATAGCATTTTAAAATCAACATTTAAAACTGAAAGGGCTGCCATTGAATATACTCTACAATCTAATGCTTCGTTTCTGCTTCTCATTAATACCCATTCACGCCTTTTAAATCCTCGTCTATATTTTGTTACAATTTTTTCTGCTGTTAGTTGTCTAAAGTATTCTTCATCATATTTCATGGGAAAATGACAATACCCAGCACCAACATCTTTTATATTAAGTCTTGAATATATCAATTCTTTGGCTGTGTCTACACCAACTGGGAATAAAGGACATCTCATGATGTTGTTTCTAGATGAACGACCTATAATAGTTTTACCCTCTCCAGCTTGTCCTTTAATAGCAAATATTCGTCTTGCAAGTCTTGGTTTACAAAATTTATATACTTGATTAGTGTGGTGTCCAGCATCTATGCAAGTTGATATAATTTTCATTTGCGTTTTATCTATACAATTATAAACTTTTGACAAATGAGTATCTAATTCGTTCCAAATACTAGGAGCTGATGGGTCCCCATTAATTATGATATAATCTAAACTCCAACTTTCTTCATCTTTACCCCATCCTACTACTTCCATCTCAATTCTATCATCTTGGATGTCTACCCCAGCTGTAATAACTAAAACTTCTTCAGGAACAGTATATTCTTCTCGTCTTTTAAATATTTGAAAATCATCTATTCTTTCTCCAGCATCTTCCCAACTTTCGCCTAAATATGTATTAACAAATACTCTTAAAGTTTCAGGCATTTTTTTTGCCATTAAAAATTCTGTTACTGCCTCTTCTAATGAAACCCATGGGCTATATAACCCACTCAAATGAAACCCAGCTACTCCAGCAAACTTTTTTTCTGCTTTCCAATGTCCATTTGATATAGTTCTTATTCTATCTGCGTTATCCATAGTCTTATGACATTTAGGACATTCAATAACTGCTGTTTCTGGTCTATCTTTTTCCCATTTAACATTTTTCCATTTTAAAATATGAATATGTTTACAATGTATACAAGGAACATAAAATTTTCTTTGGTCGCTATTCTCATAGGCACTTTCAATTCTACTAGCACCTGAAACAGTAGGTGTAGAAGTCATAATTAGTTTACTATCCCAAAAAGTTGCACTTCTTCTTTTGGCAAGTAAAACTGGGTCACCCTCTGCACCAGCTGTTGTCGGATACCTATCTACTTCATCACATAATACAATTTTGATTGGTCTACTTGCTAATGAAGCTGGAGAGTTAGCTCCACATGCTGTTATATGTCCACCCTCAAATGTTTTATGAAGTGTAGTGTTACCACTATCTCTACTTTTAACATCTGCAACTTTATTTGTTATAATTGGAGTATCTCTTACCATAGTAGCTAATCTATCTTGGCTCCAACTTCTTGCCATTTCTAAAGTTGGCTGTACCATAAGAATAGGCGCTGGTTCATAAGCAATATAATAACCTATTGTATTCAACAAAGTTTCTGTTTTACCAACTTGGGAACATGACATAACAACTACCTCATTTACAGATGGGTCTGCACATGCGTCCATTATTTCTTTTTGAAATATGGCTCTAGTTGTTTCAAATCTACCAGCTTCACTACTGCCTTCAGGAGATAAGATACGAAATTTATCTGCCCAATTACTTACTGTCAGACTTGGCGGCGGTCTTAATAGATTTAGACTTGACCTTATTACTTCTGACATTCCTTTTGTCGTCTTTGGTAAGGTCTGTTCCTGCAATCTCAAAGAGTGCGTCATATACTTTTTCCTTTATTACTAATTTAATTTCATTAACATTTTTATATGTTAAAACAACTGGTGCAAGTTTATTAGGCATTGATAATAGTTTAGTTTTCAACACACTTAATAAATTAAGCCAATTTTTTTTAACCTCATCTTTAGTTATTAGTTCGCCCTCTTGTTTTTGTTTTTCTATTTCTGCTAAATCTGCTTGTGCTTTTAATAATCTATTTCTATTAATAGCCAAATCTTCAGCATTAAATTCTCCACCAATTTTAGCTTTTAAATAGTCTATATAAGCATGAACAACTGGTATCATGTCATATTCCCCTCTATCAGCTTTAGGTATTATACCATCCTTTGCTAATTGTTGTATTCTTCGTTCAGTTAGTTTTAATAACTGCGAAATTGCTGTTAAAGAGATTTTAGCCATTTAATTAATTCCTTTATATAAGTTTCTTCTATAATTTTTTGACCTTTCATAAAATTTCTAAAATCAGATACTTTATGAAATCCTAATCCTCGTCTAGAAATGGCTTTATCATTTATGCCTTTTTTTAACATGAGAGAGCTTATTGTATTTTGCTCTGTCGGAGTAATAAATCTTTTATCGTAACTCATAATCTAATTTTTCCTCATATCCATTCCAATAATTACCAAATTCATCTTTGCAATAATGTCCCATAACATTTTTATCATTATATAATATTAAAACCCAATTTTCCCCATTTCCAGTTTTATATTTTGGATTTTCAACTATTTTGACAGTCTTATTAAATGCTTCTTCGCAAGTAATAGGTATTAAACTAAATCCAAATGGTATTTTTTCATAATAATAACTTCCACTATCAACAACTATTATTAGATATAAAAAAAAGACTTTCATGAGAATATAACAGTTAATAACCAGCAAATAAATAAAAACCAAAAAAGTTTTTTCATACTCCTAACTGTCTGCGTTTATGTTTGTTTAAAGTAGATTTTTTATATCGTTTTGGATTGCCACCAATGGTAGTTTTTTTAAATCTAGCATTGCTAATATGTTCAATCTTTGCAAATAAGTTATTTTTCTTTTTTGCCATTGTCTTTCTTTGTAGTAGGACATACGCAAGGTTTAATACTTTCTGCTTTATCTAATTTTAATTGTAATATTTGTTCATTATCTCTACTCATATCTAATTCTTTTAAAATTTCTTCTTGTTTTTTAACAACTCTATCTTTTAAAGTAGATAAATAGCATATTGAGTCTATTTGTTCTTCAATAACTTCTTCAATCCATTCAGGAATAGTTTTGGAGTTTTGTGCCATAGTTCTACCAAACTTTTTCATGCCCTCTTGGTGTCTAATAAATACTCTGTCAATAACATCATTAACAACTGGGTCAGATGTTTTAACTGCATACTTTTTCATTAACTCTTGGTTTAATTTAGTTAATTCTGCATTATCTTTTTTTAATGCTAGTACAACTGCGTTCTGATGATTTATCTCTTTGGTCGCCATCCTGTATTAAATTCCTGTTTAGAACCCCTTTTAGTCATTCCTGATTGGTCATGTAATCTTTCCACTTCTTCTTCTTCCATGCCTAACTTCTCTTGGATAATGTTATCAGGTACTTTGTTTTCATCTTTTAACTTTTGAACAATATCTGCCATTAACATAACTCCATGAACACCTCTTGCCCTGTTATGTCTTATGGTACTCATCATTTGATTGGAAATATCTTTTTCTTTCAATCTAACAACTGGAACATGTCCATCTGTCATTTCAGACACTTGTTTATCTTTACTACATAAAGTCCATCTATGAAACCCATCTACAATTTCATTGTTTTCTCTTATTACAACTGGTTGAGTCCATCCATCTTCTATTAATGAAACTTTTAATAATTTTAACTCTACTGGTGCAACATGATTAGGGTTATAATCATTTGCTTTTAATTCTGTTGCTTTTACCCACTCAACTTTGCTTATCGGCATTTGCTCTTTGGACATCTGCTAACTCCTTTGCGTACATTTGTTTTCTTGACTCAAACTCATCAACATAAGTGTTTGAAAAGTATGGTGCTTGTTTTCTATTTTTTAAATCTCCCCTAACTGCTATTTTTAATAAGTATTCCCAACTTATGCCAGTCGTTGGATGTGGTGTTTTTTTTAAAATAGGGTCAGGAGTTT